TAACTTACCAGTCGCAACTCTGTATGTACCAGCAGTATCCTTCATCTCAAGATACACATCAGCATTCAGTGATGCACCTGCACCGGTAGTTACTTGAAGCACAAAAGAGCCAGCTGCCTTTAACTCATTAATGACAGGTATTGAATCCCCACCACTAGCAGCAACTGTTGTATTTGTAATCACAGTACTATAGACAATGTCAGCAGCATTACTTCCAAATGGGTCTGCTACTTCAACTACCTTAACCCAACCATTACCAAGATTGGTTTTTGTCCATCCATTATCACTTTGTATTTCAGCCATTGTTCACGCCTCCTTAACTAAACTTCAAGATTGCATGAGTCTCAGGAAGACTGATTTCAAGACCGGCTTCAGTTATGATTTGGTCTTTACGTCCGTCAAGTCCCGGGGTCTGGATATTAGTCTCAATAAAAGTATCGCGACTTTTTCCATTACCAGACAATGGTCTATAAGCAAGATTGCTCATATCAACAGCAACGCAATAGTCTTCCCACATTCCACGGAACAGAGGCTCTGCTACGAAATGGAGATTACCATAGATTGTGTTAACAACAGTTACCTGATGACCAAAAGAACCTTTAACGTTCTGAACATCAAGTCTGTACTGAGATGAACCGACTGAATTATTCAAGAATGAACCATTACCAAGCTTATTCAGATAGGTAATAACCTTTCTGGAAGCTAGGACAAGTTTATTCCCTGAATTACCACTTTCCGGTGCAAAGAAGTCTTCCATTGCATCTAAGAAAGCATCGTATCCAGATGCAGAATAAGACATGTTGTATATTTTCCCATACTGTTCTGTATAAGGAAGTATACCCCAAGAATATCTTAACGCATTTGTTCCAGAAGCCTCTGAAGCAGCAGATTTACCGATACCGAAAAGCATTGAATGCTCGATATCCATCTTATGTTCCATGAGTTTATCTCTCCAGATACGTTGATACTCATTTGCATGTCCGCGATAACGGGTAGCCATTGCTGTACCAGAGAAAAGATTCATTGCAGTTTTAAAAATCTGACAATATCCTTCTCTGTCGTACAGTTTGTCTTCCCATCCATCCGGTTCTCCAGTTCCTTCATTGAACGCACTACCAACAACCTGAGCTTTGGCTCCTGCCAATGCTTTGATTTTAGCAGTATCAACAGCTGCAAGATTTGCACCTGCTAATGTTACTATCCGGTATGGTGTTAACGTAACCGTAGTGTCTGTTGTCGAAGTTGCCGTAGCTGAAGCAATACAGTATGCTCTATGAGTAGCAGAACCGGAATAAGTTGAACCATCCGCTGCGTAATCTACTTCAATCGCAATTACTTGGTCGTCCAGAATAAACGGGACATGGTCATTTGCTGTTGAAGTAGGTTTGCCATACTTATCGTACATTACTTCTACATCTACAGTACTCATGATAGCCTGACTTACATCTAGGGCATCACCAGCAGCCATAGCTGCAGATTCATTTACTACAGAAACTTGAAAATTACGTCTCTGCCATTGATGTCTCTGTTCAAGAAACTTGAACACGGGGTCATCAGTTGTTTTCTTCGCAACCTTAGAAAGATATACGAAGAATGGAGACTGCTGTGGAGATAGTTCAGCAACACGTTCACCAAAATTAAATATTCGACGAGTGTCATCAATACTAACACCTGAGACTCCATTACCAGCGTTTACTGATAAAAAATTAGCCATTTTTAAACCCTCCTTAGGATTTAATTAGTGTTAAAATGGATTCTGACTGTTTAAGTCTGAAATCATTGAATCCATTATTTTATCTGTTGTAGACCCCGCGCTTGACTGGCTTTGTCCGGTTACTACACCCATTGGAGTTGTGGCTTGTTGTGCCCTTTGAGTTTGTTGAAACTCAGGGCTAGGAGCTGCCGCAGGAGCTTGTCCTTGAGGAGCTGCATTGCCATTGTCCATTTGATATAGTCTCCAGAGGTTATCAATTGTGATACTCTCATCATTAGAGTACTTTTGAATGAAGTCTTGAATGGTAGCGTCATCAGCTTGATATTTTTGACGTATCTGACTGCTGATATCCTGTACCTGTCTATACTCCTGTTCTTTAGCAGCTCTAAAGTTAGCTTCCCTTTGTTGAGCTTCTTGCACTTCCCTGCGGTCTTGCAAAGCAAGTTCGCGATTGTATTCTGCATGTAGTCGATTGTATTCATCCATATCATCTCGCCAACCATCGACAGCATTATCGAATTGTGCACTCTGACTCTGAGGGTCACTATATGATTCTTCACGATTGTAGCCAACAGGCCTTTGGGGCCTCTCTGGTGGAGGGGGAAATTCCTGACTTTGTTCCGGGGCCTGTTCCTGAGGAGGTGGCTGACCTTGACTCATAATATTGAGTTGATTCTGAAGCAGCTGATTGGTATGCCTCATTTGAGTTAACTCATTCTTTGATTTGTCTGCCTGTGACTGCCAATACTGATAACGAACTTCTGCATTATCAGTTGTAGTCACATCCTGAGGTTGTGGGGTTACCGGTTGTTCTTGGACTTCAGGTTGTCCTTCTTCAGGGGCTGAAGTTTCCTCTCCGGGGTGCGCTCGAGGTGTAAATCCTTCTGGATGTGCATCTAGCGCGTCGGGAGGTTGACTCCCGAAAATGACGTCGTCTACTACAGAGTCCCGAGCCATAAATTGACCTCGAGCATCCCGAGGTTGGTCCGGACTAGGAGTATCTGTAGTATTAGTTAGTTCTGTCATAGTGTTGTTCTCCTGCTGCTCCTTTAGGTCTTAGGAGGTGAGCTTTTTTTAGTTTCTTTTACAGAAGCCTCTCTGACTTCTTTTTTAATTTGACCCATTGCATCATCAAGTCTCTTCTCAAAGATAGTACTTGCTGCTTTCGCTTTGGTAGAAGTTCCATCTAAAGATGACTTAAATTTTTCTAATTCTGCCTTTTGTTTGGCATGGTATGCTTCACGTTCACGAGTTTGTAAATCACCCTGTAATTTCTTAATCTGCTCTTCTTGGCCTTTTACTTGCTGCTGAAGTTGTCCTACAATGTCAGTACGCTTCAGGACTCCTTCCATATCAAAGACCTCTGTCTTTTTAAGGACTTCTTGCTTATCAATAATCCCATTTTTATAAGCATCCATATACAACTCAAGTTGAGCATAACGATTCGTAGGAAGAGTAGAGCCAGTTACAACTATAACATCATAACTACCAATATCAAGACGGTTTAGGACACCAGCTTGACTTCCTTTGTCGTCATATAGTTTTTTGTTTATAACGTACTCACTCATTGAGTTATTGGGCTGAAGAAGACGTATTACCTTTTCCTCTGTATACAACTGTTGCATCATAGGAATAGCGATTTCTCCTAATCTTTTTAATCCAACCTCAATATCAGCGAGCTTGCTTTTCATTTTTCTTTGACCAAATTCATCAATACTTATGGTTGCTTTATAAGTACTGGGGGCAGCCTGAGAGTTACCCATCATCAATTCGTAGAGGCCGAGTTGATGGTCTATGTCGTTCTTGGCAGTCTGCTCATTGGAGTAAAGTTCGTTTGGAAGGGGTGATGGTTGAACTGGCACAGGCTGCCCTTGGTCAAAATCACATTCAATTGCTACACCGGGTTGAGCCCATTTCTCTTCAAACTCTCTCATATCAATAGAGCCCGATGGTATTAAAATCTTTGTATTAGTACTAGTTGTTGCATGAGCTATAATTAAACTTCTGGTTTTGTTAATATACTCCTGCATTCCCTTAACCATACGCACATCTGACATGGGATAAGGAGTACGTGTATGCATATTCATAAAAAAGACTATGGGATACTTATCAATAGGAAGAACCCTCTCATAAAGAAGCTTATCTCCCATTAATACACACATCTTAACTCTTTTAGTAGGGACAATAACATGTTTCACAACCCCATTCTCAATAAGGTCCATAAATGTCATTTCTTCCAGTTTTGGCGGAGGAGGAGGTTCTACTCCATTCCCCATATTCTGCTCTTTTAACTGAGCATATTGTGCCATCATTTGCTGTGCTATTTGAGTAGCTTCATCAACATCCTCAAAGATTTGTCCATTTATAGTCCAAACTGTTGTCTTTAAATACTCTTCCCACTCTTCTTCTGGTATAAGCTTTTCTTCACCAGACCAAGCATGCCATACACGAGTCATGTCAACCATTACTTTTGTATATCTTTCATACCCTCGTATATATTCATCACCTTCATCAAAAGTAGCCATAGTCTGAGTTGAGCTATCTTCAGGAAAAGATACCTCTCCATCGTCTTCTCTTGTAGTTACTGGTCTATCAGAATTAAAATTTTCACTAGAAGCGTTTTTAATAGCTTTTTCAAATAAAGGATAAAGCTGCTTTGCTTGGTCCTTTGTAAAAAGTCTTGATACAATAATATTTTCTGCATCATCACAAAATCTATCCCTTGAATTAGGGTCAATATAAATATCTAACGGGTCAACATCGTGTAAACAGACTTCTCCTTTACCCATATCCATCATGGGGTCTGTATAAACCTGTATTGCACCCATTCCTGTAACATAGTAATCATCAACAGCATTTCGTAGTTTTTGGTCACCATCAGATATTTGCCACATATACTCAAGTAAACCGTTCATAGCTTGTGCTACTTGATTGTCACTATCTTCTCTTGGAGATACACGGAAAGAAGGTTTATTAGATGTAATCATAGCCTTAGCAGATTCTACTGCTGGATGAATACGATTAACTACTATAGGGGCCTGACCACGAGCTTCTAACGTTTCTCTTTGCTCTTTAGACCACTGCCTTCCCAGTCTAAACTCCTTATCTTCCTGAGCTTGCGTAGCCCAAGTATCCCTATTGCTTGAATAGGTTTTGAAGAGAGAATGTGTCTCTTCAACTATTTTTTTGTCGCTTTTCCCTTTATATGCCATTAGTACCAATTGTCCGCTTTATTTGTTCTAGATTCTCCCCATGTGCTTACAGGCTCTTGAACATCAGAGATATATTGAGTAAAATCTTCTTGTGGTTGATTTAAGTGCCCAGTCATAGCAGCAAGCCCTTCCTTACTCAATAGACCCGGGTTACCACCTGTACCTTTCATCATTCTGTCCATAAAGCCTTGCTGTTGATTTTGAGGCCCTACA